ACTCCCTGCTAACGGATAAAAAGAAGCCTTGGAACATCCACCTAAAAGAACCAGAACCAACACTGGCAAGAAAAAAGATGGAGTCCAAGGCTTCATATATATGAACCAACCAAATAAAACTACAGGTAATTCTGACTTGCTTCGATGCGTCTGTCAATCTCTTCGTGATAACTTTTGTCACCACTCTTGTATCGAGGATCAGACATTGCACGAGCAAGTTCTTGATTAGATTTAAAAGGCATTGTAGATGAACCACTTACAGCACCTTGTACCAACTTAGGAGCAACTCCGTTCTCTGCTTTAAATTGTGCGTATAATCCTTTGGTAGCGAGTTTAGCTTGTTCAACTGTACCGTTCTGTACGATTTCATCAAAAGTTTCTACCTCTTCAGGTGATAGATTGTTAGCAGCCCACTCAGCCATTTGATCCCAGTTACCTTCAGCAGCTGCTTTGATATTACTTTCTTCTTGTTGAGCATTCGTTTCTTTTTGTTGTTGAAGTGCTAAACCTCCTGCTATGTATTGGTCAATTAAGTTTTTAGGGATACCAGCTTCAACAAGTTTCTCGTAAGATTCTTCAGGTAACTCGTTATTGTTTTCCTGAAATACATCATTAGCTTCATTAAGCAGTTTACTAAGATCATTACCTTCCTCCTGAGTGTCATCTTGTTCATCTGTTGATTGCTCTTCTTCTTGTTGTGCTTCTTCTTGTTCCTGTTCATCATTAGCCCCTGCTCCCATTTTCTTTTCAAGTTCACTATAGGCATTAGCCATGTCTTCAGGACTCTTGAATTTCTCAGGTAACCAATCAGGTCTATCCTCTTGCGTTTCTTGTGTTTGTTCTTCCGATACTGCATCAACAGCTTCCTCTGACTCTGGGTCAATCTCCTGTGGTGCTCTCTCATTTATCTCTACTCGGTGTAATTCAGCCATATCTCTCTGTTACTCTTCTTGTGGTTGTTGTGATGCCATGTACTGCTCTTGTGCAGCATTGATAGCAGGTGCTACAGCAGGTTGACCCAACTTCATCATCATCTCTTGTTGTTGTGCCATCTGCATAGCTTGTTGAATTTCTTCTTCTGTCTTGATCAATCCTTCAGTCTCAATACCTAACGCTGTAGCTCTTCTTTTGAAGTAGTCAGATACATTAACATATTCTGCAACTGCTTGTGGACCAACGATTTGATTAGCCCCTGCAAGAAATAGATCAAGCTTTTGTAAATCATTACCTCGTCCTAGTGCTTCAACACCAGTAACAATAGTAGGTTTAACAATGTCTTTAGGTAACTTAGGAAGTCTTCCTTCTTTGCCCATCCTTGCCATTAACCTAGTAACGACAGGCATTTGAAACTCTTGTGACAATAAAGAATACAGACCACCAAGTGCAGCTTCCAACTCTTGAGATAACATTCTTATCTCCTCTGCTGTTACTCGTTCTGCATCTCTGACTACACCACTGTTAAGTAAGAAAGCTTGAGATAGTCTATCACTAATCCCATTCATTACTCCTTGTGCAGTACGGAAGTCATTGAACTTATTAAGTTGTAAGACAGATACATCTCCATCACTACCTTGTACAATTGCACCGTTAGGAGATTCAGATAAAGTCTTAGCCCTGGTTGTACCGTTAGGATTAACCATGAATAATACCTTAGCTGCTGCTGCACTACCTTCGACTATCGCTTTTGTTAACGACTCTAAAGATTTAAGATCACCAATGTACTCCTCTACAAATCCTCGTCCGTAGTCTTCACCGTCTATTCTTGTATAACGAAGAGGTAGGAACGGAGTCTTCTCGATAGGATACCTACCTTTTGACTCTTCAATAACAATTCCTTTAACATCTTGTTGTACTACAAATTCATTACCTTCTCTAACTACAGAGGTGTACAAGTCACAGCTATTCTCTTTCTCTTGACGATATACTTCCTCTCTTACAGACTCAGGTAACATCATTGGAGCAACAGTTTCTTTGATAGCTATGTGTGTTACATTACCCATTGGGTCTCTCTTAACACAGTAACGATCTAGTCTGAATACTCTCATCCCGCCGTCATCTGGTAAGTATAACAAAGTATTACCTGTGACCAATAAATTCTTTAACGCTTCAAACACTCCTACTCGAAATGCTTCAACTTCTACTTCTTGAGATACACTTCGTTCTACATCTGCTAAAGCTTTCTCTAAGTCAGATCGTAATTGCTCTCCTCCCTCTGGTCCTAACTCCTGCTTTGCTTTATCTAATTCATACCTGTCTATAACAAGACGGAAGAACGGAGCGTTAGGTGGTAACAGTGCTAACAGTAATTTAGATGCTAAGTTGTTTACTCCTCTAGCTCCTACTCCTTGATATGGTGTGTAATACTTAGTAGCGTGGCTATGACCATCAGGAGGCATTATGTAAGGAATAGTCAACTCAGATGAGGTACGACCTCGATCTAAGAAAGACCACCTTTGGTTCTCTAAGGAGTGGTATAGACCTTGTGCTGTTTCTTGCATTATTAGGTAGTAAGAGTAAAGGCAGCAGTCTCGTACAAAGTAGCGTCAGAAGAACCAGCAGATGTTATAGCAATGTATAACTTCTTATCGGAGGTATTGAAAAACAACTCTCCTTTTGTAGCTTCCTTCTTAAACTTATCTTCGTCACCTGCTGTATCGCCTGTCTTAATAGCGATAACAAAGTCCTTCCGATGTAACTTATTGAGTGCCATGACTAATTAACTTGCTGTACCAGCGTTGATGCAAGGTGAGGATGGACGAAGGCGAAAGTCATTGTTTGCAGAGTCCACAAATTGAGGATCCGTGTCGTAAAGGTTATTTGTTCCCCCTGAATCGTTTGCCGTTCCCATCTGAAAGAAAGAGCAATTAGTGGCAAACTGAGCAAAATCTCCTGCATTATCTGTCTTCACATTAGCATCGTTATCACACACGAAAATTGTGTTTTTTAACCAGTCGGCATTAGGACTGTCCCCCATCCACCCAATTTTTGTGGTGAGTGTTCCGTCCGTTCCAAAATTGAACACGCAATTATTAAAAGTCCAATGGTCAGGACCACTAAAAACTCTGAAACCTGACACTGTAATTTTTGGATTAAAACAAGAGTTGGTAACTTTTATAGAACCCGAAGACCCGTAAAAATACTCACTACCACTACAATCTTTGTGTACGCTCGAAATGTGCAAGCAAGAGTCCATTGAGTTATCATTCGCACCAGTTCCATAATTATAAATGGTATTTATATCAGTAAGTTTAAATTTATTAATTTTTATTCCGTCAATTGTAGTTGAACCTATGCCTAGAAACCTAGTCGTACCTGTGTCACCCAAAACTGCCTGGTGTAAATTAAGTGCTTCGTAAGTTAAACCACTTGCCCCGTCAAAAGTTTCACTACCTCCAAAAGGGTAAGAACCATCCAAAAAGTAAATCGTTCCGTTTGCTCCTGCTAAAGTTTCTGCCGTTCCAAGTCCTGAACCACTATTCCAGTTAACTGCGTTTGCTTGAGAGTCTCCACTTCCGTTACCTGCCCCACTTGGTGATATATATGCTATGCCCATAATTTAAGTTTCCTAATTTGTTTAAGCGATTGAACCGCCACTGATTAATAAAGGGGATGAAAATGCTCCGATGTTCGGTGCGTTAAAGCCTTGCTGAAGCGGCAATCCGTTGGGGTCTTTCGCATCACTGTCTCCGCTTATGAGCGAGTAAGTCCCCGTTGCAGTAGTAATCTCGATGTCAGGTTCGGCTGAATCTTCTACTGCGGAAATACCTGTCGAAATTGCGGATTTACCTGACGAATTAAATATATAAAGTTTTCCGTCAGCATCCGATCCAAGCATTACCGACCGAGTCGGATTATCTACTACTAATAAAGACTGATTAGGATACGCTCCAATGTGTGGGTTAGCTGTGCCTCTTAAATCTGCGTCTCCAACTACAACATTCTGAAACGAACAAGTCCCATCTCCGTCTTCTCGTAAGAATTTAGTAGCTCCTGTTTCTCCTGTTGAGGTGACTGCTGTGCCGTCAACTGCTGTGCTTATTCCTGTTAAGTTACTACCGTCAACGGCTGGTAATTGTGCTGACCCATTTAACTGTACGATATTATTAGCACTTGTTCCTACATCTAAAGTAGCCGCAGTACCTAGTCCGCTAACATCAGTATTACTAAGTGTTACTGTACCTGTTCTTCCAGCTACCGATTGCACTGGTGCTCCTGATGAATCGATGAAGTTACTATTATTAGTAAGTGTCGATATGTTATCACCTGGTTGAGTAGCACTATCTGCTAAAGTTCCTTGAGCTGCTGTAGCGTAGTCTGTGCTTGCTGTTGTGGCTGCCGTGCCTAGTCCTAAGTCTGCTCGTATTGCTGATAACCCTGTAGGATTTATTGTCCCTAAACTTACAAAGTTAGTACCGTTAGATGCAATCATCGTACCGTTTGCTTGTGCAATGGTAGAGATGTCAGTCAAGTTAGAAGCTAATGATTGAGTCGCTGCTTGAAGCTCTGATACCTTTACACTGAAAGTTGTACCTACAGAGGTATCATTGAGAGGCAATATATCGTTAGCGTCTGGTGTAGCATTTAACGGTGTAAGTTCAGATATTTTTTTATTAGCCATTTATCGAAAAGTTAAAAAGGTTAGAATGTAAAGTTTAAGACAGGTGGACTGAATGGACCATATACTTGTGTTGTTGTATCTCTAGCTCTGTACTTAGCTTGTAATATATCTCCAGAAGAAAAGGAGGAAGACAAATCATAAGTTCTAGTAAGTGTTGGAGAAATAAATACCGCTTGGATAAGTGGGTTAAATCTAATTAAGAACAAATCATACCGATCCGCATTAGGTACTGCATCATAAGTAAACACTGCAATGCTTCCTGTTATAGTCACACTAAGAGTATCGTCTGAATTAGTGTAAGTGTTAACACCTGGTGCTATCGGAGAACCTTCGTCAAACTGTAAAGTCTCTCTATCTTCTGTTTGTATTATCTCACCTGCTTCTGTTAACAAAGCATCAGTAATCGCATCAAAACCATACAGCTCTTCAAAGCTAGGTCTTACGAACTGATTAGGTAAACCTTCTAAGCTACTAGGTTTTAACTGCTCTGATGGAAAGGTGATTGACATTTGTATTTACAAAGAATGTGTAGTTCCTCTAGCGTATACACTGTAAGTACCGTCTGTATAAGTACTTATGTTACCTCTGATTTTTTCGTAGTGTCCGTGGTCATCTCTAATCATAAATGATCCGTTAGCTGTTACAGTTTCCCTGTGAATCACAAACCAAATACCTGCGATCTCAGCTTCAATGTCTACCACTGCACCACTAGTAACACCACTTGCCGCTATTACAAAGGTCCAACCTTTTGCTCTTTCAGATGAGATGCTACTACCAGGTGCTTCACTTGTTGCTCCGTTTAGTAAAGTCTTTTTAAATAAAGTAATTAAATTATTCATAGTAATAAATTAGGAAGGCATTTGTACTCCTGTTTGACCTGATGATTGCATACCAAGTGTAGGGCGACGAGATACTGTTAAACGCTTTGTACCTCTTTTCCTTTTTTTAATCAGAGCATTAGCCATTGATCGTTCAGTCATAGCTGAAGCAGCCATCTTTAAAGGAGGTGGAGGAGGTGCAGGTGGAGGCGGAACATCAGGCATCTTAGGTGAGGACATACACATAGTTAATCTTTTGTTAAAATGTTTTGTTGAAGCTGTTCGTTATAAGTTTGTCTAAGGAATCTAATTACAGACACTTGTCCACTTTTAAACCAAACATCTTTTTCAGAGTTCGTCAAGTCAGGACATTTGTCAGGAAATAATTCTTCCAATCTTTTTACAACAGCCTCGCTTATAAGAGGCATTAGTTCATCTTCCATTATTGCGTGTCTCCAGTCCATATGTATAGTGGGGTCATGCTTTATAACTCCTATCTTCTAGTTCTTGAGGTAAGTAACCTTTTCTGATTTGATCCTCGGTCCACAGGAAAGCACTAGCATTCCACAGTATAGCACCTGCGTGGTCTTCTGAATCATCTCCTTCACTAAGTGCTAACAAGTGTCTACTCATGCTATCTATTAATCTACTTAATGGGAATCCGTTGTGCCAGTTGTTGTCTCCGTAGAGTTTTCCTCCTTCTTCAAATCGTTTGGCAAGGGATCGAAGGGCGATTGGAGGAATAAGGCTGAATCGTCCCCGTCCAGTAGCCCTGTCACGCTGTGCACCTGTGATGTAATTCTCCTTTTGTCCGCTGTTTGGTAGTTCTTCGGTGTCCATAGTTTTGTTATTTGTTTTTGTTTTTTATTGTACTCTTGTTTTCTTAGTAGTCGTGCCATCCACGCATTCATCAAAGCTTCCTGTTCTGTTTGTCCCTTCTTCTCATACAAAGCAACAACAGATTCCCAAGTGTATCCGTTATCATCCAACCATTTCTTAGCAGTCACAGCTCCTACTCCCTTTGCTCCGCCGAATCCATCTGTTGAATCTCCCATCAAAGCTTGTAGTAGGTGGAAGTGATCTGCTTCTTCTTCTGTAGGTTCGTGGTATTCTTCTCTGTTATAGTCATAGAATATTCCTGGTACACTTTTGAAGTCCTTGTCTATTGATACGATGATACGCTTGTCTTTCCAATTAGGATACTCAGTAGCTAAGATACTTAACACATCATCAGCTTCTATGTTTGGCCACAGTTGTGCGTCTAGTTCGTTGATCATCCATTCCCTCATAGGTTTTAAGATGATAGGTAACACTGACTTCCTTCTGTTAGCTTTGTACTCAGGGAATAGTTTCCTTCTGAAGTTTGCTCGGTCACTAAGTGCTAACACTACTTCATCTGCTTTAATTAAGTCTTTGAATTGTTCTATCCTTCCGATGACTCGGTCCTTTGCTACTGCCATGTCTGCGTGTACAGTCCAAAGCTCCTCTTCCCATTGTATGTTTTCTTGTGCTATGATCGACGCTTCAAAAGCTAATACATCTGCGTCAATTAGTATGGTTGTTTTACTCATAGAATATGCTCCAGTTCTCTCTGTATTTTTGAAATCTACTTTTGGTTGTTTGGTCAGTTGATAATCTAGTTGTTTGTCCTTTGATATGTTCTATCGGTATTATAAACCACAACTTCTCTGGTTGAATATAACAACCCACAACATCAATGACTTCCTTGTCTAAGCATTTTTTCTTTAAACTTCCTGTGTGGGTTGCAATATTATAACTGTCAGGTCTAGTAGCTACATTAGTTGCTTTGATCTGTACTTTTAAAGAACCTGCTGGGCAAGTTACAATAAAGTCCCAAGGCATCGCAGTAGTAGGAGAGTGCGGTTCAAAGTTCCTTGTTAAACATTGAGTTACGAAATCCGACTCAGCTATCGCTCCTATTCTTGTCTCATTCGATGAAGGCATGGTATTACTTATTCGTTCGTTCTTCCAATCCCAAGGTACATTTAAGTCAGTTGTATCATACAAGTTAGCAAGGGACAAGTAGTAATCAAACTCAGGTTCTCGTGTCAGTGTGTCTCTGCCCATGACTCTCCTACTTTATATTCACCATCCATAGGACACTTCATGTTTAACTCTCTACCTGCTGCTTGGATTGCTTTGATAGCTAACGCTCCGTATGTCTCTGCTAACTCAGGTTTAACTTCAGCTTGGAACTCATCGTGTATGTTACCTACAAAAGCATACTCTCTTCCGTGTTGCCATCCGATCTCATTAAGCTTGGTGTGTAGTTTAATTAAAGCTACCTTCATAAGGACAGCACCAGCAGATTGAAGTAACATATTAAGTGCAGCGTGTTCACTTCTTATAGTTAGTATCCTACCGTCTAGTCCTGTTAAACATCCATTCCGTTCTGCTTTCTGTTGGATTAATTGTTTGAGCTTATTCAACGCAGGTAAGTTAGACAAGAACTTCATCTGTAATGCTGCTCCTTCTTTTGCTCCTCCTCCCACAATCTCTCCTAGCTTTGAAGGACCAGCACCGTAAAGGAATCCATAGATAAATGTCTTAGCTTGGTCTCTTGTTTTTAAGTTAGCTGCCTTCTGATTAACAGAGTGTATGTCTCCTTCAAGGATAGCTTTAGTGTACTCTCCTCCGTCCCAAGTTGACAGGTAGTGTGCAAGCATACGAAGTTCTAAACCACTAGCGTCAACACCTACTAACTTGTAACCTTTTTTAGCTATAAATAAAGAACGACATTCCTCACCGTACTCTGCTCTTGTAGCTGGTACTTGTGCTAGGTTAGGTGAACTATGAGTACATCTACCTGTGACTGCTCCGTTTGTGTTGACTCGTCCGTGGATTCTGCCATCCTTAACTAATCTTAACCATCCATTTTCGCCTTCAGCTAGTTGCCCTAGTCTTTTTACGACTAACAAGTATTCAAGCAAAAGCTCGGCAGATGGATGGTTAATAGATTTTAAAGTAGATTCGTCTATCTTAGCTGTCTTTCCGTCATTCGTTAAAGGTATTTTAAAACCTAAAGCTTCAAGTCTTTCTTTAATCTGTGGTCTACTACCAGGATTAAAAGGTATGATCTCCTCCCTCACATCGAGTGGTTTAGCTTTGTTAACCAAGTTCTGTACCATGCCTCTACTCTTCAGTATCTTTTTAAGTTCTACTTTAGTAGGTGCTGTGATTACCTCGATTCCATCCATGTGTTCAATAGTTAATGAGTATCCCTTCGGGGTCTTCATCTTCCTGACGGTAGGTTCAAACATCTCTTGTAACTTATCTTGTAGCTTTGCTCGTACAGCGTTTAACTTCTGTTCCAGTTGTTCAGCTTTATCTATATTAAAAGCAAAGCCTTGGCTCTCTTGTAATCTGATGATGTAAGCAAACCAATGTTCAATAGCTAACATCTTTCTACTAGGTTCAAGCTTAATTAAATATTCATACAAGGTCTTGGTTACTAACACATCTCGTTCACAATACTTCTTCATCTCTTCGTTGTAGTGATCAAATGCCCCTTCCTCTTTTCCGTAAGTAAGTTTCAACATCTCACCCATCCTGTGTCCCCAAGCTTTTAAGCTGTGACTACCTAATATATCTTCGTTAAATTTTTTTTCTACTTTTTCATATACATAATTTTTAATGTGTTTCTCTTTCTCTTTTCCTTCTAACCCCAACTCATTAGCTTGTTTGTTTGCTTCTCTTCTCGGTCCTTGACTTAGCTTAGTTCTTTCAACTATGTCTGTGACAATTATGTCAGGGTGTATACACCTACTCATAACAAGAGAGTCTTGTACTCGGACCAAAGGTGGATGGAAGTTGTACAACTTAGCTAACGCAGGTAGATCAAATCCTATCACATTATGTCCGATGATCTTGTCTGCTTTGCTTAACATATTAAGTCCTTCCTTTATCCCGTCACCTTCAAAGGTAATCATCTTAGCTGCTATAGGATCGTAGATGGATATGCAATGGCATACCTTGAGGTCACTCAGATTAGTGAAGTCCTCGATGCCGTTTGTTTCTATATCAAAGAATAGTATTTTCATAATGTTAATTCTAATTGTTTTTGTGTCATCCATGTTGATGCACTTTGTTCGTTTTCTACACGATCCGCTATTACCACAGCTCGTTGTCCTCTTGTGGGAGGTGGATACATACCGAAGCGTTCCACTAATAAACCGTTTCTTTCTGCATTAGTAGAGTCTGCACTTTTTAAAGGAAGTTTACTAAACACTCTTGTGTTTAACATCCTCAACCCATGCATTCTAACTTTTGCTTTACCTAAATCATCAGTAGCTACATCCATTATTTTATTCATTCTTGACCACCATATCTTAGAGTTAGGATGTGAATAATCACCGCTTGATCCAAGACATATGTAATCGTAGTTATTTATTAACCGTTCTAATCGCTCGAAAGATTCATGCATATGATAAACAGGTACTCCTATATGCTTAGGCAGTGTCCACTCATCTAGTAAAGCATCGTTCTCTTCCTCTGATCCGTCAATAACATCAGGCATCACTGCCCAATCAAACGCTGGGTGTTGCATCCACTCGGTAACGAAGTCAGTGTAACCGCTCATATCGAATTGCTTACCTTGTTTCCAGACTGTGAACGCACCATTGTCTAAAGCAAAGGACGAGCATATGGAAGCAAACAAAGATAACTTGGAACGAGATGCGTAGCTAACAAAACAATGCCTACCTTTTGAAAGATTAACCATGTCTTGTATAGTCCCTGCTCCTGACATTCCGTGATAGTGTATCATTGCGTAACACCAGGGTTAAATTCAGGGTACTCCATTGCGTTAAGTGCTTCATCGAGTGTAGGAAATACATAGTCTGCATGATACCTAATCCAAGGAGACATAGAACTAGTGACCACAATAATTTGTTTACGCAAACTCCATGCAAACATAATTTCCATTGCTGTACCCCAAGAAGGTTGATCGCACTTTGCTAGGATTGTATCGCAAGAAACTATATCCCTTTTATCCCTCTCTACTATTTCCTTTGGCATTCCAGCGATACTCTCTTTCCCTCTGTAATCAGCATCTGTAGGCTTAATGCTCATTATACCCTTTTTGCGTAAGATAATATTTGCAGCCTTTCTCCACCTCACGCAGGTATCATCCATCTCATAGATTGCTCCAGCTAGGTAAACTAATCTTACTTCCATGCCGATACCTCCGCTTGCGTTGTTGTCTTACAGACTTTTACAGAATCTAAAGTAAGATGATTAAATGTTAGGTTCTTTCCTATCTCCTTGAACAAATACAGAGCTATACTTTCTGCGGTAGTCTGTTCCATGATTTCATTTAGATACCTATGGTCTAATCTTTTTATTACTCTACCAACAATATCTCTAAACTCCTGTTGGTCTATCAACCATCCTACTTCTGGGTCAGGTTCTCCACTTATAGTTACATATACTTTGTGGGAGTGTCCGTGCAGTTCTCCGTATTCTTGTCTTTTGTTTCTTATTCGATGAGCAGCTTCAAAAGAAAACTCCTCTGTTAATTTGGTTTTCATATTATTAAAACGGATCTTTACCGTTGGTTGTTATTGTTTTGTCTTTAAATACATTCTCATCTTCTGTGTACCTACCACTGTCTTGATCATATAACAAGGTAGTAGCTAGTCCAGTCTCTCCTGAGAATCTATTCTTTAAGACTCTTACTTTTGTTTCGTTGTTGTTTTCTTTTTGTTGATTTCTCTCTAATCCTATGACCATGTCACTGAGTTGTGGTATCGAATGACTACCTCTCAGGTCTGATAACCTAGTGACTCCTCCCTCCTCATGTCCTCCACCATTCGGTGGTCTTCTCAGGTGAGACACTAACACCATTCCACATCCAGTCTCTTCTACTAAGCTCCTCAGTTGTGTCATTGTATTATCAATTAACCGTCGTTCATCATCTCCTTGGATACCACTAACTACAATCGATAGATGGTCAAGGAATATCCACTTACATCCTAATCCTTTGCACAGGTACTTAATCTTACTTAATAGGTTATCACTCTCCGTACTTCCGAAGTGGTCATAGGTATAGAAGTTCTTGTTGCCCATTGTCTCATCGAATGCTTTGCGTAAGTCTTCCTTCTTTAAATCATTCTCTAGGTGCAACGGTTTGTTTAGATGGATACCCATGATGCCAAGTGCAGTTCGTCTGACTGATTCTTCCAGTGCTATATAACCTACTGTCTCTCCAAGTCCAAGGAGATGGTGACATACTTCACGACAGAACAAGGACTTACCTATCCCTGATCCAGCACAAAGTGTCACCAACTCCCCTCTCCTCAGTCCGTGTGTCATAGTGTTAAGTGAAGCGTATGGATAGGGCTGACATTCAGAGGTGTCCTCCTTTATAACAGCTTCCCATATCTCCTCACCACTTACTATCCCATCAGGTCTATACTCTCTCGCTTGCCACAGACAAGTCACCAACTCCTCGCTACGCTTTGCCACTAACATATCGTTAGCATCTTTAAGAGGTAACTCTGCAATGTGTGCTTTTCCTGGTGTCAATAGTGCAGCACATTTTGCTGCTCCATCTCTTCCTGGATCATCGTTATCAAAGCAGAAGATTACCTTCTCAAAGGACTCTAACCAATCGATAGCTTGTGACACATACTTCTTTGCTCCACCTGCTCCGTTAGGTACAGATACTACAGCCCATTTGTTTCCGAAAGCTTGACTAACAGATAGTGCATCAATCTCTCCTTCACATACTACTACTCTTCTTCCACCACTACTCCAAAGGTGCTGTCCATATAATCCATACAGCTCTCCTTTGATAGAAAAAGTTTTGTTACTGAAGCGTAGTTTCTGTGCGACAAGTGCTCCGTTCCTACTTTTATAGTTAGCAATGTGTACTGGTTCTCCGTTGTGAGTCCCTATTTGATAACCCCACTTCTGACAAGTCTCTTTAGTTAAGTTCCGTCTAGCTATCTCCTGTGCTTTGCCTTGGACAAAAGATGTATCGTTAGTAGTCACTGACCCTCCTCCTTTGTTACCTCGACTGTATGAATCGCAGCTGAAACATTTTGTACTTCCGTCGTCGTTGACTGCAAGAGCGTCACTCGATCCACACTTTGCACACTGCTGATGCGTTCTAGTGAAAGCCATTGTTTTGGTATTTGTTTATGTGCATATAATATTCCTTTCTTCTCACACCACATCGCATAGGTAGTTTTACTTCCCTTGCGAATCTTGTTGTAAGCATTTTGAAATAACAACCTAATGTCTAAGTCAGGATGTTGTTCCTTGATTAACAAGTGTTTAGTCCTATCCTCCGTGACCCATCTCCCCTTGGTTTCAATAATGATTCCGTTGGGGAGGATGAAGTCAGGAGTGTAGGTACTAAGACGCTTGTACTCGATCACTAACGATTCGTACTTGTACTTTATACCGCACCGTCTTAGTTGTGATGCTATTCTCTCTTCAAATCCAGACCTAAAAGTCCGCTTTGATAATGTCTTCTTCTTCGGCATCAAGTGCTTGGTCTAAGTTTTCACCTCCGTTAACATAGCCTCCTTCAACCTCAGTAAATCCAAAGCTTTCAGCTGCTTTCTCACTTAGGCTACCATCACTTAACTCGATGACTTGACAAGCAAGTAAGTCCAGTGACATTCCAAACCCAAGTGCAGGTACAAACCAGAACCGTGGGCGAAAAGCTAACTTAACCTTTGATCCGCCTCTCACAATTATGTCTTTACCTAATGGTTTACCTTGTGAATCATAGATAGCTACACTTTTTGCAGGTCTTGGGTCTCCGCTTTTATAAGTACCAGCAAGTACATCTTTCAACTTTGTTTTTATTATCCAACTACCATCGTCATCCTCACGCACAGGTGAATCAGATAGTTTAAGCTTTTGTTTACCTGTCTCCTCCAGTTTACTTTGATACTCAGTATCGAATAGTGGTTGAAGCTGTGTGTTTATAGCCTCTGCTTCTTCCTTTGTTACTATTAAATCACAACTGTATTCACCTTGATCGTTAAACTTTGTATCAGGTGTGTTTAATTTCGGATACTTCGCTGTACCTACAGGTGTTACAATTTGTGGGTGTTTTGTTCTAGCTTTAATCGCCATTGTCTCTCTCCTTATTTTATTTATTTATTATGAGAATATATACTGACAGTCGTTAAGTGCCGACACATCTAGTGTGCCAAGTTCAGGGCTGTCTTCCAGTGTACATCCTCTTTGTGCTTCAATCTCGTCCTTGAACTTGTTGACAAGATCGTCGCTAAAGTGTTGTTCGTAAATCTCTCTTAGTTGTTGGTGCATTTTCGGTGCGTTAGGGCTTTGAGTTGCAAAGCTATCGTGTATACTTGCTATACAATAATCACTTTTGCAAGCTAATTCCATCATAACAGATGAGTCAAGACTGTGTATATAATTAGGTACAATAGCTCGTGCCATTCGTTTACTACTTATACCTTTCTGTCTGTTGTTAAAAGAAAGAATAGTGTTTTGCATATTAAGAATGCTGTTCACTTTAATTATTGTTTGATCGTATAGTGCTTGTACAATTTCCAATCCAAAAGGTGTGGTCCACTTCAAAGGTTTGTCAGTCCTAGCTATACCTTTAAACCACTTCATCAATTCTAAATGTGGTTGGATTAAAGCGTTGGCTTTGTCGTTGATTAAAGAAGCTAAGTATATCATAGCCTCGTTAAAATCTTCCTTGCTGAACGGACTGCCTAGTCCCTCCTTAAGTCGTTTAACAACAGCATCTTCCAGTGCATCTTTACTTGTGTATCCATTCATTCCAAACGGTTTACACATCACTATCTTCTTAGTAAAGCTACGATCTATTCCAAACTTTAACCAATCTCCAGCCAAGCTGTTCTTACTTTTGTCTTTCATTAAACAATCGTACACTTGATTAGCTACTTCCTGATATATATCCTGTGGTTTCTGGCTAGGTAATAAGTTAACGTGGTGTCCAGACTTTTCATCTCTTGTTAACAAAGATAGAATCTGTATGCCGTTACAACTAGCGTCCATGTGACAAGGCAACCTAGTTTCAAATCCCCATCCTTGCTGTTTAAACTCAGCGTATTCAAAACAAAAGTGTATGAAAGCCCAAGGGTCACTCGCTTCTTTCCACCAAGTACACTCACAAGGATCATTTGCACTTTCAAGTATCAATTCCTTCTTCTTATCTATCCAAGCTAATCGTTCTTCATAGCTTCCTTTTACTCCGAAGACATTAGCTCCGTGAATCCTTAACCATCTACTATCTTCATCGTTATTTATAGGTACTCCTTTAGCAAATTGTAAAGCACTCCTTCCAAAGTCACATGATTGTGGGTTAACATAACTAGGTATTGAATACACTCTCCCTCTGTAGTCCATCTGATAAGGGAAATAGAACTCATCCATCTCAGCGTAGCGTTTTGCAATGTTGAGTATCTTCAAGCATCTCATACGCTGTCCGTTACTCCTTAAATTATATTCGTATATCTCTTTTTGTCTACGCTTCCATTCAGTGAAAGCTACTGGGTCTGTGTCTGCTAGGTTAGGTACAATATCAAGTGGTTGTAACAACTCACTCTTCTCCATTCCTCCTATAGTTAGGTCCTTACTCCACGCCCAAGTCATAAGATTTAACATCTTCGGATTGATCTTCCAAGCTACTCGTTGCAGTCGGTTAAGTGGTTCGTAAGCTGGGCTAAGATCTCTGTGTTTTATACCATCGTTGTTCTTGATCTTCATTATAGGAAGAGTAGGTAGTCCTTCACTATTGTATCCTCCTCCGTAGTTATCTATCCAATCAACAGGTGGTTTAGGTGTGGCTAAATAGAACGGACGAATGACCTCACAATTCTCATCGTATTTATTTACCCAAGCATACAAGTCTTTATTAGGAGCTATGACTTTCCGTTTAGCAGTGGTGTAAGTGTACTTGATTTTAACGTGGAATAAATTAGTTTGCATCCTTATCAATTCAATTAACCACGAACCAAGCATGATCTTATTACGCTTACTCCAAAGTTCAAACCTTTGATACCTTCCTTGTTTGTGATACTTTCTTTCTTTATCCCAGAACTTATTAACAAATCTATTCCTTGTAAGTACATCCTTTTGATCTCGTTTTAATAACAACCAATCACTGTCCGTCACATTCTCTTTAAAGTAACGGACGCGTACTTCATCCTCCAAAGCTTTAGCTACTAAAAAGGAAGCCTCGGAAATGTAAGGTTCATTAGGAAGGATATCAAACAATACCTTAACCCCTAGAAAAGCTACAACGCTAGGTTCTAAGTCCCATATATAAGGCAGCCAAACAGGTACAGGTGCGTTAGGTCTGGCGTTGTCCTCAAAGAATTTATTTACAGCGTGTTCGATAGGTGCGTGTACTTCTCTTCCTAACTTCTTGTAAGCTGGTAATTCAGAGTTATATCCTTGGGCTTTGTAAATCTCTTGAGCTTTTCTATACCTAGCTTTACCCCAAGAAATCATAGTTGTGTCGCTTTTATCTTCTTTCATTTTATTTCTTTTTGTTTAAGCGTTGTTCAACTTCGGCTTTCTTTTTTAACACGCCAAACAATTGGTCTCTGTAGTCCCTCGGTCTAATTCTTTTTATGTCCGTTCTAATCAGCCTTCCGTCCTTGTCGTATCCAAGCTGTTTATTCTGCCAAAACAAATCATAAGCGATAGCTAACTGCTCGTTAAAGGTCTTTGAAAAAATAACAACCTCATCAAAGTCTTCAAGGTCTCTACTCATGGTCTTCTTCTTGTTCGTGTTCCTCTATATCAAAGTCAATCAGTCCTTGGTGTCGGTTAATATCTCTTCTCAACTCTTCCTTGTACTCCCATCGGGTCTCTTCTCTTTCTATCTCGTTGTCTTCATCCATGATTGTACTCCTCCAGTAAGTGTTGTAAGGACAGGTAAAGGTCAAAGTATTTATGGTTGGGATCAAGCACACCTTTAAAGTGCTCGGTCATAATGTAGTGCATAGTTTCTTCTATCATGTTTCTTGGTTGGTTAATATATTTGAAATCTTTAGGTGTTATCTCGGTTCTCATAGGGTTGTCGGTTGATTGTCGTATAGCTCCTTCGATGGTACTATATCCTTGGTCAAAGTTACAATGAGGAGTTAAAGAGGAAAGGCAAGTTAAACATATATCTCCCTCCTGATCACTGCCTCGTAAGGTTATACCACATTTACTACAGGTTTTCATGGTTCTCTATATAAGAAGCCAAGGCTAATGATTAAGATCAAGGCGTACATTAGTAGCATTTCTAAGCTCATGTTGATTTTAATTGGTTAAATATTTGAAAACCAAGGTCAGGATGTACACAATTCCTAAGAATCTGACAAGGACAATGATTGTTTTTATAATAAATGTTTTTATTGTAGTAAATCCCTAACCAGTCCATAAGTTTTTGCTTTCCTTTTAAGTTATCTAAATTAATAAAATCTTTCGGACGCTTAACATCTTCAGCTATGAAATAATCACTAGCCCAAAACATATGCCTCCCTATCTTGGTTGTTTCTTTTATTAAAGGTTCGTAGTAAGGACATACATTTTCAACTACCCATTTTCCTTTAAAAAAATGTTTTAAAAATAAAATCTCTTCGTAAAGTTTTAGATTTGGATATTTCTTTTTTGTCCTAGCGTTTGCTTGTGCCATTTTAGAGTGAGTCTGACAAGGTGGAGAAGACCAAATAAAATCAAACTCTAAGTAATGATCTTGTAAATATGTATGAGCGTCACCAATGACTAAGTTATCACCAGGAAAAAGTTCTTTATAAACATCTGCAATTTCCTGGTTCTCTTCAACACTTGTAACATCACAATCTTTCCAATGCTTTCTGTTACCTCCTAAACCTGAGTATAAATTAAGAACTTTCATATTAGTGTTTAAATTTACAGATCGGACACTTACCATGCGATACATCGCTACACCTGTCGGTTAATCTAGGGCTTTTGCAACTCGATAAAACGAGTAACAAGATAAGTATAAGTTTAGTTTTCATATCATCACCTCCTTAGCGTGCGTAAAGGTCATGCCTAACATCTTCGCTAGGCTAAACCCTGTTTTACTTGCTTCTTCAGCACTTCGTGCTTCTACCTCGCTGATAGCTCGTTGTTTAACAATTCCACTTGGCAAGGTATGGTCAGCGTAAAGCTGATAGTTTTTTAAAGGCTTTCTATGTTTCTTTCTTATTTTAATTTTAGTTTTCATCGTCCTGTTCTCATCCTTTATGCACCTCTACCCCAACAATCTGCCCACTCTTTTAATTTAAGGTTATTGACTTCCATATTGTCGCACCAAGCACGACTGATCTCTTCATCATCCCATGCTTGGTCTTCAGCTTTATTAATAGCATCATCCATAGAATCAGCTTTTACATAAAAGGTACGATAAGTTGTACTCTTTAATTCTATTTCGTATTGTTTAGTCATGTTGGTTTTATTTATTTGGTTTGGTTATAATGTTTTAACATATGCTTCTATTGATTCATACATTGACTGGTCAATTACATAATACTTTGACTCCTTAAATTTTTTCATGTGATGTTTTATTACTTCCCATGATTCATCGCACTCTATAAATCTGAGTTGATCTGTATAGGATTCTAATAAATGGCTCATTAAGTAACGGTTGTATGCTTCTTCTTCTTTCATTTTGGTTTTATTTCTTCCAATGTTTTAGGTAATTATTAAAGCATTCCCTTGTCCAGTGACACGGATATATATCATTGATAAAATCAGATACTTGTTCTTGTGTCCCCCATTTAGAAATTACTGATATTGGATTAGCAGGTATATTATTTATTGGGTGTAACATTGTTTGGTTTTCTTTCTATTTAGTTTTTTAAGTTCCTTTAAAACTGATTTGTATTGTTCAATCTTTTCTTCATGCGAGTTAGCTCGCCCAGTAAACAGGTGCGGTAGGTCTTTCATATGCCATTGTATATATACCTCCTTATAATCACTTACAACTCTGTAAACAAAGGCGGTTTCTTCTATGTATTCGGTTACGCTCATTATTATTGTAGTTCTTTAAGGGTTTCAACGGCAGTGTTATATCCAGCTTTTACCTTTAGATAATCTCGCAAGGTAAAGTTGTCTGGATCATTTTCCATATCATGTAATCGTCGGCTTGCCCAGTCTCTTTGATTCTTTGCATCAGTGGATAATTGTAGTTTACGCCAATCGTTGTTGGTCATCTTAGGGAATGTTTTTGATAGGTTCATTATATTTTATTTTCTATTAGTTATAGGCTACATATAAAAATAAGAGCAGCCCAAGTTGCAAGCACTATTACAGGCGATATAAGCCAAATAACAGCTTGTTCCTTTTTGCTTGGTTTTAAGGAGTCAAACATATCTTGAATGTCTGATGCTTGGTTGGTTGGTTTTTTCATATTGTTTTATTGGTTAGTTATTAATTAGAGAGTGCTTGTTCCATTGCTCTTTTCTTTTTAGAGCCGTGCGGATTAATCCAAATAGATTTAGCTCCGATACGATTACCTTTGCAAAGTTGGCACTGATCGCACGATAAGCCTTTACTATCTGCAAGGCATTCTATCGTATCCTTTGGTTGGGTTGGGCTAACATGAAAGTATCTTAGATTCTTTTCCTTTGCACGTCTTACACTATCGTTCGTCTCAGTTGATGCCATAAAATAATTTCCGTATGCAGTAGCTCGTTCTTTACTCATCTCTTTCCAGTCGTGAAAATATCCAGTCCATCCGTCGCACGCTTCTGTTATCATTTTAACAATACTTAAAGGAATGAGACTAGGATTGCCATAAGCTCCAAAGCGAACCTTGCGACCATTGAAAACATTAGAGTAAAGGAAAGGATCCAATTTAGGATAAGAATTCTTTTTATAAGCTTTCCAAATACTATTTGGAGCTTGTCCTACATTAACATAGCATCCATTCCCACTTGCAAACTTGCAACCTGTACAAATCGTGGAAGCATCTAAACCACTTTTTACACCATCAACTGGTGAATGATCAGACAATAGAATCCATAATTGAATCATGTTACCTGTCTTGCGATTAGATGTTTTTAAGGTGGCAATTACGGCAAACTTTTCGCCGTTCTTACTACCTTCATAAATTATAAATCCGTTTGGTTTCATATTATGCGATCCAATCGTTTTGATGTTTAAATCTATATTGAAAAGAATATCTATCAGGTCGATTTTTAATTAATCTTGATTTCAATAATTTGCGATAATTTAACATTGATTCCTCTAAATTTTGGCTTTCACTGGTAATCCAATCGCCATTTAATCTATAGCGAGTTAATAAAGTTTTATAATCGTTTTTCATTTTAATATTTATATTTTGTTGGTTGTTTGGTTAAAATAAATATGATTTGCTTTAAATCAAAAATGTCAAAAGTTGTAAAGCTTTTATTTTTATATTTGTTGTAAGTTGTTGATTTTACTTAATAGAAAAAAAATAAAAAAAGTTTTATAGTTTTATTGATAAAATGAAATTAAAAGATTTTGACGAATCAAATTAAAGAGTTTGATTGATACTAAATAGAGACTTTGACTAATGATTGTTATAGACTTTGACTAATCAAAATTAAACGAAAAAGAAATAACAAATTTACAAGTGATAACAGATTATCAATAGCAACCAAGACGCAAATAACCCTGTTGATCTGTTGATTTGCGTTTGATCTAATAATGAGCTTTAACAAGGTTAAATTGATAGACTAT